AACTTACAACAGATCCCTGCTACTGGCTCTAAATATGCTAAACTAATCAAATCCTGCTTTCAGGCACCTAAAGGTTGGTTATGGGTAGGTCTAGATTATGCTAGCTTAAACAATAGGCGAGCTATATAGAAATATATAGTGTTAAACTCATTGAAAACGGTAGAACTCTAGAACAGACAATACCGTGCTAAGACTTGTATATGTAATCTTCTTTAATGTATAATCGGATTATTCTTTATGGAGGATTATATGGAAAAACTAATACCTAATTTTTCAGCTTATAAGATTAATAATCAGGGTGAAGTATATTCACGTTGGGTTTGTTTACGAGCAGTAAAGCCACGTAAATTTATTTTAGGAAACCAATGGAAAATAATAAAGCCTGTATATGATAAATCTTGTGGTTATATGATTGTCACCTTAATAGATAATAATGGTAAACGATTTAACAAAAGAATACATAGGTTACTTATGGAAGCTTTTGTTCCTAATCCACAAGGATTTAAACATATTAATCATATAGATGGAAATAAACTAAACAATTCTTTGTCTAATTTAGAATGGTGTACTTGTAAACATAATACAAATGAAGCCATTAGATTAGGGTTATTTAAACCTAAACTTCAAGCTTCTAATAAAGCTGTTCAACAATTAGATAATGATTATAACGTTATTAATGAGTTTATTTCTATCCATGCTGCTGAAGAGGCTACCGGTATTAGATATCAAAATATCTATAAAGTCTGTAAAGGTTTAAGACCTAAAGCAGGTGGATATAGATGGAAATACAAGTAAAGTGTAACGACTATTCCGAAGGGAAGTACACCCAAGTGGGTGGAAGCAGTGAGCATCCGAAAGGATGAAGAGATAGTCTGCTCTGTATAGGGATATACAGCTGGATTAATTATCCGAGATAGGATTAACGACCCTATCTGAACAATTGGTAGAGGACCATATATCTGCATTAGTTACCAAAGACCCTAACAAATTAAAGGTATACATTGATGAGTATGATGGACATTGTCTAAGAGCTTATTCTTATTGGAAGAATCTAATGCCTGATATTACAGCACAACTAGATGAAATCCATAAAGAAGGTAAGGTATATAAAGTAACTTATGACGATGGTTCTATTGAATATTTAAATGAAAATAATCCTAAATTAATTAAATTAAAAGGTAATTCAAATGAAAGTAACTCAGGTAATTAAAGAAGCTATTACAACTCGTGTTATGGCTAAGTGTGAAGAGGCTAATAAAGGCTATCAATTAGCTTTAAATACAGAGTTAGCTAGATTAGATGAAGAACGTAAACAACGTTTAAATGACTTAACAAAAGAGTATCAGAAGGCTTTTTTTGATATGTTAAAAAAGATGGACGATAAGAAGATTTCTTATAGTTATACTCTTTACTCAAATAAGGAAATTACAGATAAAGACTATATATGGGAAAAGAATAAGCCTGGTCTCTATCTCACTGTAACTTCTGACTATGCTAAGGACTTAAAGGCTAAAATCCAAGAGAACCAAGATAAAGCAAAGAAGTTTATCAATGATATTATTCTTGAGCTAGAACTAGGAGAGAGTAAGCCTACTCTAGAGTCTCTATTAGCTAATATTAAGTTCTAATATGAAAATAGAAGAAATATCTAAAACCAAGGCAGAGGTAGAGATTATTAATGGTATTAAGAACTCTCATAAAGACCTTAGACAACGTAGTAAGGGCTGTACCTTTGCCTTAACCTATGCTGGTACTTGGATGACTCTGGTAAAGAAATTTGGCTTTACAGAAGAGGAAGCTAAACATATTGAAAAACAATACCATGATCTGTATAAAGTATCAGATCAGGTTATTGCCAAGAGACTAGAAGAAGCTTCTAGAAAAGGATATGTAGAAGTAGCTTTTGGTCTAAAAGTACGATGTCCTAAGATGTATCAGTCTGTTATGGGAGATAGAGCAACTCCTAAAGAGGCTGAGGCAGAGAAAAGAACAGCAGGCAATGCCATAGGTCAATCTTTTGGTTTATTAACCAATAGAGCAGGTATAGAGTTTAACTCATTGGTTCGTAATTCTAAATACAGACTTATGATTAAACCTATGATTATGATCCATGATGCTCTGTATTATTTAATCAGAGATAATACAGAATTAGTGTTATGGGTAAATAAGAATTTATCTAATGCAGTTAAATGGCAAGATGAACCTCAAATCAGACATGATAAGGTACATCTATCAGGAGAGCTTTCTATATTCTATCCTGATTGGGCTCATGAGCTGTCATTAGATAATGAAACCACCAAAGAAGAGTTAATCTCTAAGGTAAAATCTTTTAAGGAAAACTTATGACTACTAGATATTATGCATCAGTGATCTGTGATTATTCTTATGATAACAAGATCTTAACTATTGGTACTAACTTAGCTTTTACATCTTCTAAGCTTACACAGCCAGTTTTATTTAATCTACAGTCTTTAGGTACTGAAAGATTTTTTAAAATTTTTAAGGCTAACAATTTAAAAGATGCTAAAATCCTCAACGTTTACATTGGCTCCATTACTAAATGTGGAGACATGGAAGACAATGAGTGGTGCCCTCCTGATTTTGTTAAGACTCTTGAGAAGCTAGAACAGGCTAAGCAAGAGTTAAAGGAAGAGCCAAAGAAAGAAGAAACTAAGTAGATATCAAGAGCCCGTGAAATACGGGCTTTTTAGTGAGGATATATGTTAACTAATAAGTTTAATTTACCCCTGCCTTTACAGGTATGGTTAGCAAGCGATTCTTATGATTATGTAGATAACCCTAAATATATCTCTGCAACAAGTATTCTAAAACCAGTACGTCAGATTGTCTTATCTAAGAGATTACCTGAACAGGATATTGATATTAGTGACAAGATTGCATTAAGTACAGGTACAGCTATCCATGATGGTATTGAGCGTGCATGGACTAATCCTAACTTAAGTTTTACAAAGCTTAATTATCCTTCAGAGTTTATTGATAAGATACTTGTAAACCCTAAACCAGAGGATATTAAAGAAGATTCTATTCCTGTATATATAGAGCAGAGAGCCATTAAAGAGTTTAATGGTTATTCTATTGGCGGTAAGTTTGACTTTGTTATTAACGGAGCCTTACATGATATTAAGACTACCTCTGTATATACCTATACGAATGATAGCCATGCTAAGGACTACATCTTACAGGGAAGTATCTATAAATGGTTAAATCCTGAGATTATTACATCAAATATTTTAACTATTAACTTTGTATTTACAAATTGGAGTTCTGCTTCAGCTAAAGCAAAATCAGGCTATCCTCAGAGTAGATGTGCTTTTAGAGAATATCCTCTAATGTCTACTGAAGAAATAGAGACCTATCTAAGGGATAAGCTGAACTCTGTAACGGAAAATATGGATAAAGCTGAAGCTGATATATGCGAATGTTCTGATGNGGAATTATGGAGATCTGAGCCAGTATATAAATACTATGCAGACCCATCAAAACTTACGAGAGCAACCAAGAATTTTACCTCTTTAGAAGAAGCAGTATCTTATCAGCTATCTAAATCAGGAAAAGGTGTTATTAAGACAGTTGCAGGTACACCAAGAAGATGTTTATACTGTCCTGCTTATAACATCTGTTCACAGAGGAGAAAATACTTTAATGATTGATTTATCAAAAGTCCCTCATCATAAATGTGTTGAGGAATTAACTGATTTACTGTGTATTAAAACCAGTAATCAAGATAAGGCTTTCTTTAGACCTTTAATTTCATACTTCCTTAGTATCATGGCTTCAAGCCAGAGAACCATCATAGAAACCAAGGATAGAGGTAAGATTCCTGCTAATCTGTATGTTATTAACTTGGCTCCATCAGGCTATGGTAAAGGCTTTTCTATGCATATTATGGAACAGCTTACTAAGAAGTTTAAAGATAAGTTCTTACGGATTACTTTTCCTTTTAACTTAGATAAAAACATTCAGAAACTAGCATCAAAGAGTTCTGCAGTATCAGGGTTAACCGTTGATGAAGAAGTGACTAATTTAGAGAAACAGAGCTCTAGAGCAGGTACTCCTATCTTCGTATTTGATAGTGGTACTACCCCTGCTATTAAGCAATACAGAACTAAATTATTATTAGCTAAGTGTGGGGCTCTTAACTTCCAGTGTGATGAGATTGGTTCTAACCTTCTATCTAATATGGAAGTTATGAACTCTTTCTTAGAGCTATATGACCAAGGACAGATTAAGAATAAGCTTACCAAGAATACAGCTGACAATATGAGAGATATTGAGTTAGATGGATTTACTCCAGCTAACTGTATGCTGTTTGGCACTCAGGATAAGTTATTTGATGGCTCTACTATTGAAGATACTTTCTATAGTTTCTTAGAGATAGGATATGCCAGAAGATGTTTATTCGGTATTGGTAAGACTATGAGAAGTAAATCCTACTATCAGTTATCAGCTGCTGAGATCTATAACCAACAGATTCAACCTAATAATGATGCTGTAATGACTAAGTGGCAGAATTACTTTGAAACTCTAGCTGGACCAGATCAAAGTAATAAGAAGATTACTTTACCTGATGATGTAGCTATTAAGTTAAAAGAGTATCAGATCGAATGCGAGAAGATTGCTGACTCATTACCTGAGTATGCAGGCATTAAGAAGGCTGAGTTATACCATAGATATAATAAAGCATTAAAGTTAGCAGGTATTTTAGCTTTTATTGATAAGGCTTCAGTTATTAATGAGACTATCTTATACCAGGCTATTAAGCTAGTAGAAGACTCTGGACAGTCATTCCAGGCTATTCTTACTAGAGATAAGCCATATATGAAGTTAGCTAAGTTCTTAATGAGCTGTGAGACCCCACAGACTAATGCTGATTTAGTAGAGGCTTTACCTTTCTATAAGGCATCTCAGAAGACTGAGTTAATGACCTTGGCTCAGGCTTGGGCATATAGCCAGCATGGTCTTATTAAGAAGACCTATATGGATGGTATTGAGCTGTTTAAAGGTGAATCCTTAGAAAAGACAGACTTAAATAAGATTATCTTATCTTGGACACAGGGAACTACTCCAGAACAGTTTAATAACAACTATAGGAACCAAGAAGTACCATTCCATGAGTTACATAAGCTTACTCATCTAGCAGGTTACCATTGGGTTAATCATCATTTCTGTAATGGTAATAATGGTAAAGGACATAGATGTGATGCTGATGTATTAACTCCTTTTAATACTATTGTTATTGATGTGGATGGTGATTTAGAGATTCATAAAGCAATGAATCTGTTAAAAGATTACACATTCTTTATGCATACTACTAAATCTAATACTGAACCAGAGAACAATAGATTCAGAGTGGTAATACCTTTAGCTTATAAGCTTGATCTGACTAAGGAAGACTATGCTGTGTTTATGCAGAATATCATAGACTGGTTACCTTTTAAGACAGATGAGCAGGTTAAGTCCATCTCTAAGAAGTGGGAATGTTGTGCTAAGGGTAATACCTTTGGTACTGATATTAACTACTGCTATAACGATGCTGAATTGTTAGATCCATTACAGTTTATTCCTCATACTATGAGAAATGACAGATACCTTAAAGAGAACAAGAAGATTATTACCAATCTAGATAATCTAGCTCGTTGGTTCGCTTTAAGAATGTCTGAGGGTAATAGAAATAACAATATGATTAAATATGCTATGGCTCTTAAAGATACAGGTATGGAATACTCTGATATAGAAAAGAAGGTTAAAGAGCTTAATGCTCAGCTAGCAGTACCTTTATCTAAAGACGAATTAGAGAATACTATTTTAAAGACAACAGCAAAGGCATGTATAAATGGAAACTAAAGATACGAATGATCAGTTACTCATGATATGTGGGTATTCAGGTACAGGTAAATCCAGATCTCTAAAGAACATTAGGAACCAAGAGAAATGGTTATATCTGAACTGTGAGGCGGGTAAGAGATTACCCTTTAAGAATAAATTTATCAATGTCAGAGTAACTGACCCTAATCAGGTAATTCAGTATTTTGATAATGCTATCTCTGCAGGTGATAAATCTGAAGGTATTATTATTGATTCTATAGACTTCCTTATGAATATGTTTGAAGCTAAGTATATTAAGANTGCAGCTGATACACGTAAGGCATGGGGAAACTATCAGACTTATTTCGATATATTATTTCAGGATAAGATCGTAAAGTATNGAAAACCTGTTATAATTATCGCCCACGTTGCTGATACTTATGATGAGAAGACTCTCAGTAATAAGATTAGTATCCCTGTAAAGGGTAATCTTAAAAATGTATCGGTAGAAGCATACTGTTCTACTTTAATCTTCACAGATAAATTAGATCTGAAGGATTTAGAGCCTTATCAGAATGATATGCTTCATATTACCGAAGACGATAAGATCGTGGACTTTAAGTACGTGTTTCAGACACGATTAACTAAATCTACCTTAGATCGTAAGATCAGAGGACCAGAGGATTTATTTGGTGTGAATGAGACATTTATTGATAATGATGCCCAGCTCGTTCTAGATAAATTAACTGAGTATTATAAATAAGAGGAAATATTAAATATGGCTAACGCATTTGCTTCATTAACTACCGAAGGTATGGAACGTCAGGCAGATACCCTTGGTGGAGGTAAGACTGTACTACCTACTGATGTATATAAGCTACATGTAAAGTATGCTTATTCAGGTGAATCATCAGGTGGTGCTCTATCTATTACTGTTGTTGGTTCAGTAGATGGTAAAGACTATTCAGAGATCTTCTGGATCACTAATAAAGAGAAGAAGAATTACTTCATGTCTAAGAATGGTAAGAAGGTACCTCTTCCAGGATTTACAGTTATTGATGATATGTGCTTGTTTGCTACAGGTAAACCATTAGCACAGCAGTCTACTGTTGATAAGATCATTGAGAAGTATAACCCTGAGACTTCTTCTATGCAGAAGGCTTCTGTACCTGTAATCGAGGGTTTACTCAATAAGGACGTTCTTGTAGCAATTTCTCAGGTAAAAGAGTTTAAGCGTAAGAAGTTCGATGATGGTTATCATACCATCAGCGAAACTACTGAATATAATGAGATTGATAAGGTATTTCATTTAGATAAGCATCTAACTGCTAATGAGATAATTAAGAAGGTTGAGGAGCCTGCATTCTATACTCAGTGGTTAGACGCTAAGAAGGGTAAAGTAAAGGATAAGACCAAGGGTAAGACACCAGAGAGACCTGATGCTACCACTTCTTCAGGTATGCCTTCTGCTGAACCTACCCCTGTAAGCAATCCCTTTGCTTAATTAACAATAGCCTACCCTAGTGGTGGGCTTTCACTATTAGGGTTACTTGTCCAAAGGTAACCTTCCAATCTATGTTTATACTACCTTACAAGTAACCCTCTAATATAATAAAGGGTAATTATGACAATACATAGTATATGGAAACTCATTCCTTTGGCTCAGGAAGCCATTTATATATTTAAGGATTTAATGAAAAATGAAGATTACACTAAACGAAACCGAAATCAAGAATGCAATTATTATGTTCCTAGAGACCAAGATGAGTTTAAAAGGTTCTCAGGATGTCGAACTGTTAACTCAAGGAAAAGGTGGTCAAACTATTCTAGCTACCGTTGACCTTGATTCAAAAGACTTAGGAACCAAGAAAGAACCAAAGAAAGAAGATAAAGTAGAGAATACTTCTAAAGAGACTGTAGGTAATCCAGATAACGATTCTAGCTTGTTTGGTTCTGAGGACTCAACAGAGTCAGAGAAGGATACCTCTAATGAGATTACTACTGCTTCACCATTCGGGAACTTCTAGATATGAATGGTGAAGAATTTTTAGCATCTCAGCTAGCAGGTTTAAAGAGTACAGTACAGAGGA